CCCATGCTTTGTCAACTATACTGGCTTCCCTTTCAACCTCCTCTGGTATGCCAGACTTCTTACCTTTTACTATGTCAGTACGCTTTGTTTCAATACTCTGCCTTGTTGGAGGTACGTCTATAAACTCATCATAAGCACCCTGTCTCGTAAGGTTTCTAATACGCTCTTGGATTTCAGCAAGCATCTTTTGAACAAGGGGCTTTTCTGGATTGGTGGTTCCAGCAACGCGCATACCAAGCACAGTAGGTTCTGATGATTCACTGGCAAGCTGTCTCTCTGCAATTGCCAGGGCAGCATCAGGGTCATCGGCTATAAGTGCGCGTAAAACACCCTCATGGCTCTTGCCAATTCGTGCGTCAGCAAGGCGCATAAGACCCTCACCCTCTCTTACGCTCCTAGTGCCAATACCTCTGCTAATAGCCCTTGCCAAGCCCTTTGGACCCCTTGTCATTAGACCACCAAGTGCAACACCACCGGGGCCGAATAAAGCTTCTAGTCCATAATCAAGGCGAGTCTGTGGTATTAAAAGTTGCTCTATGGCACCAAAAGTTTCTTCTGGAGAAGTTTCCAGTGGATTCTTCCCAAAAGGATCTTCAAACAGAAGGTCTGGAGTAATATCCTCCATCAACCATGCTGCTAAACGCTGCTGTAAGCCGCCAGGTACAATCATTATGAATGTTTCTTATTTGGGTCTACAAAGGCAATCGCAGTATTAAGCTGTAGTGGAGTTGGGTTCAACTGCAACACCTCTGCAAGCTTTGGAATAATAACCTCTCTATGCTCTACAAGTTCATCAAATGTCATCTGTGCAACTGGTGGGTGGAATTCAAAAAGAACCTCTTTACATCGCCTACATGCAGCAATGTCACTGGCTCTAAAAGCTTCATGCAACCCCCACTGACCACCGCCGGGTGGGTATTTATCCTTATATCCAGACCTTTTTAAATGCTCCCTATCCCTTTCAATTGCCAACTCAAGTGGTCTGTCAACATCTAGTGTAGCAATTGGAAGAGAGGCAATATCTGGATCATACAGAAAATAATTTGCAGGTAACTTAACGCCAATTGGACCGGGAGGATCATTTAGAAATCTCCAGTTGATATAACTCCTGATCCTTACCTGCGTTGCCATGATCTTGCCACCGCCGTAGATTGTAATAAGATCATCATTTGGGACAGCACTGAAACGAGTAATACGAGTGTCTTCAAACATTTCGTATCCACGCCTCTTCTCATACTCTACATTGTCATATTCACCCATATAAACGCCAAGTTTCTCAAGAACCCCGGCTAGGGCAGAAGTGCCAGATGTAGGCATGGCTGGTATTACAAGCAATACCCTGTCAGCTTTATCTTTTTCGTCAAACGTCATAAGAAAAGGTGGGGGGAGGAGTTGCCTCCCCCCAAATACTCCTTACACCAAACTGTCGTCAGTGTTAAAGTTATAACCAGGGTCAACAAATACGTGACCAGTAATATAACCAGCAGCAGCAGACCCCGCCGCAACGGTATTATCATAAATCAGATACTTACCGGTAACGTCAAGGTCAACTCCAGTGGCACCACTAAAGTCAACAGTACCACCGTCAAGAACAGAAGGAGCACATGCGATTGTTTGTGCGGTGATGACGCCATCAGATCCACCGATACCAATCTCGCCAGCAGCGGTTCCGGAGCCGTCAAGTGCGTCAAACACAAACACACCATCATACTGACTGCCCCTTCGGAGACTTACATCACCATCATCAGGGAACTTCAGAAGAAGAACCTGTGCATCAGTGCTATCAAGTACATCAGTAGGAATCTTAATCTTGAACTTCACCTTCTGAACACCACCGTTATGCAGCCGCCGACCAAACTCACCAGACGCATACTTAGAAGTGAAAACAGCCATTACATCACCCCCTTATTCCGCAGCGTAGGTGTTGACGACGATTACTGCGTGGTCAACAGAATTAAACACAGCCTTTTTAACTCCCCAGATCATTCCGCAGGCAATGCCATGCTCATTCTGGAAGTCAAAAGTCTCTTCCACCCACTTCATCTTCTCGGGGCGACCATACTCGCTGCGTCCATAAGCCATCCACGCAGCTTGCGCTCCAAGAAGCGGTGCGCTCTTGGTGTTTGCAACAGGAGTGCCGCTATCCTGAGCCAGAGGAATACGCTCAGACTCAAAGAAGATGACACCCTTGTAGACACCCAAGGCACCAGTAAAAATGGGATTCCCACTGACCTCTCCACCCTGCATGGCAGCTTTCTGAATATCGCTCCAAGACATGGTAGAAGTGTCAGTCTGAAGATCATCAACCTGCTCAGGGCTGAGAATCATAACGTAGTAAGTTCCACCAGCAATACGCAACGGGCGCATCACAGGCTCACCATACGTTTCATGCAGAAGCTTGGCTCTCAGAAGAGCCTTGTCAACCACTGCATAACTGAATACATCAGCACTGGTCAATGTGGCAGCACTATTAGCACTACCAGCATAGATGACCTTATTCGCAGTCGGAGAAGTAATGGTATTGAAACCATTATACGCCGACCTAGTTTCAGCCGCGTTACCACAGAGATGGTTCAAACATACCCTGTCAATACGATCAGCCCACCAGTCGGAAAGCTGATCCCGCCCAGTTCCCCGCATATCATACACGGTACGCTGGTCGTCAATATTGCCATACACACGGACACCTTGCCGCTGTTGGTCAATAACGATATTGTCGGTCGCTTCACTCCATGTAACCTCATTACCCTCAAGAACTTCGTTCCCGGTAACACCGTCACCAGAAAGGAGGTAATGAAGATTCATGCGGATACGGTCGCCAGCATTCTTAGCCAGTTCATTCTTGACCTGAATAATATTGCTGGAACCTTCCCCCATAAAGCGACCCATCAGGGTCTTTGGTAGAACCTCTCTATCAACGGCTTTTGACCAAACTTTTACGGTACTAGCATCATTAGTACCGAAACCCTTAACAGCCATTTATAGAAGTCCTCCTTGAAATTAACACTTGGTTAATACGCTGCTCGTGACGGTGAGCAACCGAATCACAGGATACTGCCTGTGGCAGAAGCGTCATAGACGGTGGCACGTTATACCGTTACTTCCCCATGAATAGAGATTTGCTTTAGTAGTCGTTCATTTCCATAAATCTTCTGTGCAATGGGATCATCCTCACGCAAATTGGAAAACTGATCCCAAGTAATGCGTCTACCGGATGCACTGCCAGAAACGTCACCAAGTCCAGCAGTGTTCTTTCCCTTCTTAATAGCTTCTATTCTGTTAAACGAAGAAGCTTTATCAGGAGCTTCAGTCTGAGTAGGCGAAGAAGGTTTTTCATCTACTCCCCCCCTAAACATTTTCCACAACTTCATTGCCTCTGTAGCAGGATCTTCACCCCTTCTAATGGCATCATAGATGAATGCCTTCTCTTCTTGCTGCAACACATGAAACGCAGAAGCAGGGTCCATACCAGCAGCAATATGCCACTTCAACCTATTCTCTCTCACCTCTCCCATGCGAGTGTTGAATGCTTCTTCATCAATACCCTCTTTCTCCTGATACTGAGTCTGAGAAGCAATGGCATATTCAGCCACCCTTTTTTCTAATTCCTGTACCTCTTTCTCCTGCTCCTTCTGCTTCAAAGGCTCCAACTCTTCTCTCACATTTTGACGAGAACGCCATGCAATCCATTCTAGCGGATCTTCCTCCCTATCTGGCTCCGCTTCTGGATCAATACCCTCTGGAGCATCCTTCTTTGCCAAAGCTTCAAGACGGCTCTCAATCCCACGCCTCCAATCCCGCGCCTCTTTAAGCTCTCCTCTTGTATTACGCAGGTCATTCAGCAATCCAGCATTAGCCCTACGTAACTGCTCCAACTCATCTGGCTCCTCTTCCTGAGGCTCCTGTTGTTCCTGTTCGTCGGCACTTATTTCTTCTTGCCGCTCTTCTGGAACATCCCCAATAGGCTCACCATAATCATCCACCTGGGGACGAACTACCTCCTCCACATCCTTACCTTCCAATACTGTAAGCTCTTCTGGAGTGAACTCCACTTCATCAAACGACATTTACTCTCCTTTACGCCTGCGGTCCATTACCGGATGGGCCTGGTAGCGCACCTGTCTGCTGCCCTAGCTGATAGATAAGCTGCAAGGCCCCTGCTTGATCCCCATTAGCAAGCAGTTGCATAACTTGTCCAAATACATCTTGCTTCATTGCATTCATCTTCATGCGCTCCCTGATGCTTGTAGGTACATCAGGTACAGTATCGGCAATAATGTCTGGAGTCATAATGCCAGCATTCATCAGAAGCTCCAAGCTCTGCGTTTGCTGTAGACTACTCCAAAATTCCCGAACAGCGTTCTTTGACGCTGGCGCTTCGTCAACAATAACGTCATACCTTACATTCTCAACCCATGTCCTCTTGAATGGAATGGGTTGCTGGATTCCACCTGACTGCGGAAGTGCAATTCTTACAATCTGTCCCTCTGGCATAAACTCTCTAATAAAGGCAAGGTGCATCTTACCCGCTGCCTTCCTATACTTTCTAAGAGAATCAAAGAGTACAGATAGAACAACCATTGCCTGCTGCTGTACAGAGGTAACTGCCGAGCTTGCCACTCTACGCAAGTCATCCACATTACCCAGGAAGTATGGGTTGACTGCTACTGACTCAGAGACAAACTCCCGCATGATCTCCATGATTCTGTCCAGCCCTGTAGGGTATTCTCCCTTGACAATCTGGAACCTTTTATTTTCTACTGAACCAGGGGCAAGCTCTATCCTTGCACTTGGCGCACTCCAATCCTTAGAAGCTCTTTCAGAGTCCAAGAAAACACCCTTCTCTGCTAAAATAGCTCCCTTTGGATTTGTACTCATAATGTAAATGATCTGACTCACAGCCTTGTTCAGCCACTTCTGAGGGTCTTCCATGATCTTAATAAGACCAAAGTACTCAACTCGCTGTTCTTTCTGTGACCTGAACCCAGTAATAAAGTTGTAAGTGAACCCATCTTGGATGTCAGCAATATCATCTTCCAGCTCTACATCACCACAGTAGAAGCCCCTATAAAAGACCTTCTTCCTAACTTCAACTGTAAGAGAGTCAAGCATTGCTTCTGGGTCTGCTGTTACAGGAGCAAACCCATCCATGAATGTAGACTTATATTCGGGCCACATATCCTCATGGATCTCCGAAACTTCACCACTAACAGGATCTTGGAAAACAATAAACTTCTCCAAGTAATATCTTTGATACTCAGAAACCTTTACTTTATGGGTTCCAGTATTGTAGGATACCCAACCCTCTTCATATTCATGCGCCTTGGTCTGGTCATGTGGCTGGCTGCTTCCAACGTCAGGAAATGCAAAGTCCGTCTGCATCTGCTGAAAGTAGTCCTTATTCTTGGGCCACCTGGCAATTGCCTCATCAACGTCTACATCCTTTGTTCTAATGATCCAACGAGCATCGGTAAGATTTGCTTTCCTTGCGCTTGGGTCCCACAGCATTTCATGGATTGGAACCCTGTCTACCTTATCTACTCCATCAGTTTCTTCTGAATAGTCACGCCAAAATTCAGTACATCCCATGCCACAGATAGCAGCATCTTGAAACGCAGCAGACTCCTCATGCTCTACGTCAGCACTTTGCCTGATCCACCGTACTGTTTCCGTCATAACCTCAGCAAACATTTCATCTTCAGCAGTGCGCGGGAAGAACTTTGTCTCAAACCTGTTAGTGATCTCAGAACCAGACACAGCATTGATAATTGCAGTAACCTTATTAAAGGTAAGAGCTGGTCTATCTCGCTCCTCCATCGCTTCAATATCTTCCGGTTCCCACTGGTCGTTGCCATAGAAGCGAAAAGCTCTACCACGTTCTTCATGCCCAGAAGAATGAGCATCCATACCAGCCTTATATCGCTTCTTGAACTCTTCAATTCTTTTCGCCATTACATGCTCATCCAAGTAGTTTGTCTACGAGATGGTTTATTCATACTGTATCGGTTCTTCCTCCGCTCCTCTGCCCATGCTTCCTTGTAATACTCCTGACCAATTGGGAACGACAGCGGCATATTTGGTTCAGCAAGCCTACTAAGCCCATCCAGCATATCCTTGTAATAGGAATTCGGCCATGTGCTGAACTCATCCTCAATGAAAACTTTAACAAGGTCTACGTCAACACCCTCAACGTTTACATACGGAAGAGTCCTTGGTAGCCATATCCTGTGTTCTTTAAATACAGGAATAAGCCTTTCAATTCTGTCATCCTTCCTTACGTTACCAGCAACTTCTCTTATATGGAATCTATAGTTTTTTAGACCCTGCACATACATAATATGTTGTACATCTGCTTGCAATCCATAGCGTTCATATCTAACCTCAACTGGCTTCCACTTGGCATGTAACCTGAAGATTGCATCTGTTCTCTCGGCAAGATTCAACCTGTCACGTACCATGTCAAGTACATAGATATTCTCATCTTCAGCAGTACCAATAACCCAGATAGCAGTATAATCAGAGTCCTTCTTTTTCTCATTGGCAGGGTCCACAAGGAAATAAACATTCATCCCTGGTCTGATTTCCCAGGGTTGCTGGTCGTAAAAGCGCAAGTCTGCCCTGTCAAACCCCATTCTAAGGCCAGCAGATGGATCACATAGAAGCTGCATGTTTGCAGTCTTCGGACCTTCTGTTCCAACAAGGTCGTCCCACAATTGCCGTAGATGATCTTCCTCATAAAGAACTGGCTTGTCAAAGTGCCAAGCCATCTTCAAATACCTGCCACTATTATCATCAGCAAGAATGGAGTTTTCGGCATCTATCTCGTAACACGGATTCACCCGCAACCTGATACCACGCTTCAGCATCTCGCTATAGGTATCATCGTATGCGTAAAAAGTGCCAGTATAGCGAAACTCTGATCCAGGCATACTCAACATGAGACTAAGTTCCCATGATTCAGTTGTCTTCTTAATCATCTCTGGTGTAGTCACGCTATCCTTGGTAACTACATCATCATAATTCAGCTTCTTATAATGCGGCCCAACTTCCAGGCTATCAACCAGCCCCGTTGCCATAAGGGTAGGCTCTCTGGGGTTTGTAGTGCGGTTGACAATGATTCCCTCGTCCAAGCTATTGCGTGGCAAGTCCCTATAATTATCTGGAAAAATCTGTCCATCTAGTAACGGATGCCATGATAGTTTCTGCAAAAGCTTATTGGTCATAATCTCACGTTGGATCTGACCAAGAAACTTCTTTGCACCCGGCCTGTTATAAGAAAAAATACATTCAGTTACATTGGGATCATTAAGTATATCTTGAATCGGCAGTGCATAGGTCTTGATGTTTGACTTCCAGTGGAATCTTGCCTTAACATCTAAAATCCTATTTCTGTCTTTCTCTATCTCTCTACACCAGTCAAGGATAGGTTGATACGTAAGCATCCCATCCTTGCCAGGTTTAAAGTACTCTCTTGTTGACAACACATAGCGCAATAAAAAGAACAAGTCTTGTCTTGCAAGAATCCAAGATATTCTCAAATTCTCGGCAGGGGATACTTTTTTTAGTATCTCCTCAAGACGAGTATAGTCTTCAATCCTGCTCGGTAGCGGGAAGGCTCTTTGCACCAAAGACATCTATAATCTGCCTCTCAGCAGCTTGCATGGATTGTGGATTAAAAATGAACACATTGGTTTCAGACGCTTCTAATCTGTTCTCCCTGCCCCTTGAATACTTCTCACCAACAACTGGCAAGTAGGGAAGAAGATACTTTTGCATCTGTACGGAATTTTCTTTTAAAGCCTTGCGCTTTACTTCATCCTCTATCTGAACTGCTTCCCTTAGCTCCTGTTCATAAATCATGTCATGGAACTTCTCGTCATAGTCTTCATGTGATGGATCAGCAGCATCCATGATATACTTCATTGTCTTGCCAGCATAGTCTGCCGCCATAACTCTGTCTCCGGTTTCAACCATCTTGAAGACAAAGCGTTCTCTCCAACCTTCTTCAGCCTCTTTCTTCGTAGTATGAGAAGCAATCCTAGACTTATGGTGAGGAGATGACATGATCTTGTCATACTGCTTCTTGAAGTTTTCGTCTCTTGTACGCCATGTATAAATAGTGCTAGTCGTCTTCATACCATAATCTTTACAGATAGCCTTAACACCCTTGCCCTTGGCAAGCTCCTCAAGAAACACAGACTTACTTAGCTTCTTAACAGCCATTACTGAAGTAGTGCCTTAAGCAATTCCCTATTCTGCTGACTACCCAATGAAGCTGGATTTCCAGGCTGTTGATTCATTTCACCCAAACGCTGCTGCTTAATGGCCTCAAGAATCTGCATCATCAACATCTGAGTCTCTGGCCCACCACCAGTTTCCGATGGCATTGGTGGTGCCATACCCGCACCCTGCAACTGGTTCAGTACATCTCCGATCATTGCAGCCTGTGGACTCATACCAAGATCACCAGTAGGCTCCAGTCCACGCTGTCTCTGGGGTGCCTGCACATTAAAACCCTCATTAGGTGACGTACCAGCTAAAGCAGCAAGTATCGCCATTAGTTGCTGTTCATCCATTACAAACCCCCTCCTTTACTACCAGCAATCTGCTGCCAAGGGATAGCATTCACACCTTGCATACTCTGTTGACCCTGCATACCCTGGCTATTATACATCCCCTGAACATTTGGCTTGGAGCCAGCTACTTGATTACCAACACCTTGAGCTTGCGGTCCAGCTACTTGATTACCAACACCTTGAGCTTGCGGTGGTTTGATTCTGATGCTAATGTCCTTGTCGCCAAAATCAAATCCTCCGCCACCAGTCCCCCTAACAGCGGTTCCCTTGGTATTAGTAAACCCACTAAAGTCGTACATATTTACTCCTTCTTTACGCCGCTGATAGAGACACCCTCGGCAAGTCCACTCGTAGACGGAATCTCAGGTGGCGCACATGGATCTGGACTACAAGTCCCACCGGCACCCAACCAGTCACCACCGCACCCAACCTCAGTCGTTATACTGCATCCACTATCGCAACACGCACCCTCTGGGGTATAGCCGCTGTCGTACTCATCCGCGCCGATGTCCCAATAGGTTCCCTGTGGGCGGGAGTCGCCGTCATAGTCGTCCGTGATGTACGACGACAGGGATGTCCCAGCCTCCTGAGCGCAGGTGTCACCGGAAACTAAATGAACGTCAGATGGGGCGTTGACAAAGGAGGGCACACAGTCATCGCTGTTTGCGTCTAATCCAGTATAC